CATCCCAGGCGCCCGGCTTACCCGACGCACCGCCTGGGACTGTGCCAGCGAAGAAAGAAGAAGTGTTCTTCGCTGGCACGCCGCAGAGTGAGGAAGCTAAACGAAGCACGTTGTCACTGGCGCGAGGACCGACGAAATGAGCGGGTCGCCATCAGTCAACCATGTTACGTCACCGCCACAGCCGACAATCTTGGTCAGTTGTTATTATAACTCAACACCTTTTGAAAACCGCCCTCCCGGATTGGGTTGGGTTCGATTGTTCGACAATCGGGTGCTGTGCTGGATCATCGACACGACTGACCAACGCCGCCCGATCCCGGTAATTATCGGAACGATGCCACCACCGTCGGCGGACACTGGCATCGTCAAGTCGCCAGTGTGGGGCGTGCGCGATGAGCAAGTAATCAAGGTGCCCGATATGTGGCGTGGATCTGTCTTAGAATTTTTCACGTTCATCGCAACGAATAATGATGCGACGCGCAAGATTTATGCTGATTTCTCAGACGTTGGTTTAATGGCGGATTTCAATGCTTGGGCCATATCGCACCCAGACCTAGCGTTAAACGAAGTTCCTGAAGCGGGGGCAGAACTATGAGCGACGCACAGGCTTCACCGTCTGTCAACCACGTTACTCCACCGCCACAACCAACGATCTTGGTCAACTGCGAATACAACTCCCAACCCTATGAAGATCGCCCCGTCGGACTGGGCTGGGTGATCCTTTACGACAACCGTGTCCTATGCTGGATAATCGACACGACAAATCAGCGCAAGCCGATCCCAGCGATCATCGGCTCGATGCCACCCCCCGTGGCGGCCGACACCGCACCAGTGAAATCACCGCTCTGGGCGGTGCGTGATGAACAGGTGATCAAGGTGCCAGATATGTGGCGCGGCTCGATCCAGGAGTTCTTCACGTGGATCGCAACGAATAATGGGGCGACACGTAAGGTTTTTGCGGACTTCTCCGATGTCGGGCTGGCTGCTGATTTCGCTGCATGGGTAGGTCACAATCCTGGACTGGGACTTTCCGGCCCCCCACAGTGAGGGTGTTATGCCATTACAAAGTGGAACGAGTGAAGAGGTTGTAAACAAGAACATCGCAACCGAGGTCGCAGCGGGCAAGCCGCAAAAGCAGGCGGTGGCGATTGCTATGAACAAAGCCCGCGAAGGCGACGCCGTGCCCCCGATGGGCTATGAGACGGGCAATCTGCAACGACCCGTTCCGATGGGAATGCAGACCCAGACCGCTCCGTCAGGGTTGACGACGGGCATTCGCACCAATCAGACCTCACCGAAAACTAACGGAGGTGCCACGTAATGTCAGGTGCACTGACCCTTGAAGCAGTGCCACTGCCGCCGACGGGCATACCGGTTAGCGATATACTTGACGTGCCGACGTTTCGCGAACATCGCCCTGAGTTTGCAGACGTGGCAATGTATCCAGACGGCGTGGTGCAATTGTATATCGACACCGGCTCTATCATGTGCACTCATTACATCTGGGGTCGTATGCGCCAGATGGGAGTTGAGTTGTTCACGGCCCATATGCTTTCGTTGCAGCAATACTCAATTCGTGCGGGCGGAGGCATCCCTGGCGCGGGTATCGGGCCTGTTCAGAGCAAGTCGGTATCGAAAGTCTCAGTCAGCTACGACACCGCGCTCGGCGCTATCGAGGGAGGTGGTCCGTGGAACCTGACAATCTATGGTTCGCAATTCCTCTGGTTCGTCAACCTCGTCGGCACGGGCGGGTTCGAAGTCCTCGGGTTTGGATACCAATCGCAACTAGAAGGTGTTGTTTGGACGTGGCAGCGCGGCGTGCAGTTGCGTTTCGGGAGTTAGTCCGTGTCTGATGCACGCACAAACGTCGCACGTGTCTATCGCACGCTGACGCCGAACAACCCACCGCCACCTCTGGTTCTGCTCGATGGAGAGTTGGCCGTCGAGCAGTCTGATCCGTTGCGTATTTGGATTGGTGTTCCAACTACGGTCGATCCGACGGGGCGCCGCTTGCTGTTCGATGCAACGCGGTTAGGATCGAAAGTAACGATCAGCCCTACGCCGCCCGCGCTTTATCACGAAGCGTTCTGGTGGGATAGCACTGGGGGCCAGCTTTTTATTGGTTACGATGACGGCAACTCTATGGCGTGGATCGCCGCCGTCAGCACGACGAGCACAAACGTCTTCCTACCGTTGTCCGGCGGCGTGATGTCCGGGCTGATGGCCCTGTCCGGCAATGCCCAGTCGAACCTGAACCCGGTGCCGTTGCAGCAGATGACCAGCACGCTAACGGGATACGCGACCACGGCCAGCCTGTCAGCCTACGCGACTACGGCCAGTCTGGCACCCTACGCGCTCACCACCTATGTCGACGCCAAGACCTGGGGCTACGCTGCCTTGCCGACGGAGGTACAGCAGGTGCCGCTGTCGTTCTTCGCCGTCGGCAAACCGGCGGCGGGTGGAAGCTACTACATGGCCATGCCATGGGCGCTGACGATCCCGGCCAACCTCGCTGGCAGCGTGGTCTACTACGGGGCCGTGGCTACGGTAGGAAGTGCCGTGTTCACTCTTAACCGCATACGTGCGGGCGCGACCACCGCTCTCGGAACGATTACGATCCCGATCACGCCGGCGAACAACATGGTCTGCACGCTGGCCGGCACTGGTGGATCGCTGGCGGCGAACGACGTGCTCCAGCTTGTGGCGCCGACCCCGCAGAATGCCGGATTGTCGGATATCGGCATCACCATCCTGGCGTCGAGGGTCTGATGGCAAGTGAATGGATCGGCGTGTTGCGTGGGGTGCTCTCGAAACGCATCTACGGCGTGATCAATCCGGACGACGATGCCCAACTGGACAACCCGCGCTTCTTGCTTATTCAGAACGAAGAGATGGAGCCGGTGCGGCTGATCCGCATCTGGCGCGAAGACTACATGACGGCGACCTCGATGGACGATGTGGCGAGGCTCAGCGATGCCAACGATCTTCCTTAACGCAGGGGCCACCAGCTTCGCCGACCCTGGCGACTGGAACCCTGTGAATAAGATTGAATGCCTCGGCAGCGGTGCCAACGGAGGCGGTCATATCTTTGCCCCGTTGGCGGCCCAGGAGGGCGTAGAGCCCCTGGCGATTGTCAATCCGGGGTCTGGCGGGGGCGGGGGCGGATACGGATATGCAACTAATGTTTCTATCTCGCCCACCGTTACGGTTCAGATCGCGGCGAAGAACAGCAACAGTTCTGGTGGTTTTAGCGACGGCACTTCTGGGACGTGGTGGAGGGGGAGCACTAACAGTCCTGGCAATGTTTGGGGCGGCGGCGGAACTGGTGTCAGCGGCGTATCGGGAAGCATCGGCGGTCAGGGCGGAGGGTTTTACCCGTCAGGGTTCAACGGTGGGGCTGGCGGTAACGGGTCCACCACATCTGGCTGGGTCGGGGCTGGCGGCGGCGGCGCGGCTGGGTTCCATGGTGCTGGGGCGGCGGGGGCTGCCGGCTCCGCGAGCAACTCGCCGGGTGGCGCGGGCGATGCCGGAAACACGCCGGGCGGGGCGCAAGCTACTGCCGGCGGTAACGGGACGCAGTGGGACGCCACCCATGGGAGTGGCGGCGGCGGTGGCGGGGCTAACACCGCTGCCAATGCCGTCGGCGGCGCGGGTGGCAACTATGGCGGTGGCGGTGGCGGCATAGGAAGTGACAACAACATAGCGTCACTACGAGGCCAAGGCGCCGATGGTCTGCTGATCATCACCTACACGCCCTACATCGCCCCGGCCGGCGGCGTCAACATTACGGTGATGGCATAATGGCACTGGACTTCCCATCTCCCCCGGGCCTGCCTGGCACGTCTTACAGCGGGCCTAATTCATCCTGGCAATGGGATGGGGCGAAGTGGGTTGCCGGTGGAACGGCCAGCTATTTGCAGCTTGCCGGCGGGACCATGCTTGGCCCGCTCAATCTCTATGCGGATGCTGGTGCGCCGTTTGAAGCTGTTACACTACGGCAACTTCAATCAACCGTTGGTGGTAGTGGGTTCTTGCCGCTGATCGGCGGCACGCTTAATCCCGGCCCGTTGTTGATCGCCCCCGGTGGCACGGCGGTGCGGACCATGACCCTGTGCGGCGATACTACGGGCTCGCTAGGTGAGGTTGCGCTGGAAGGCGGATCCTACACGGTGCGCCTGGGTTACACCCAGCAACTCGGATCGGTCGTTGTCGCCCAGATCGGCCAGGATCAGATCAACCGCATCGAGATCAAGGCGGCGCCCGGCCCATCGCCGCCGGCGTCGATCTTCCTGGGTGGCAGCGCCGCTGACGCCGACATGATCGTCGCCGGGCGCGGCAATACCGGTGGCCTGCTGATCGGCGGTTCGAGCAGCGTCAACCGGGTCCGCGTGGTGGGTGCGGCTGCGGGGCTCGATCCCAGCATCTCCGCCTTTGGCTCCGACACCAACATCGATCTGTTCTTGCAGGGTAAGGGCACCGGTACAGTTCAGATCGGCAGGGTTACTAGTTTCTTTACGCCCAAGGGCAACCTGATGCTGGGTATGCCAGAGCCGGCGAGCATGAGCACGTCGGACGGGATCAACGGCGCGACGCTGCGTGCGTGGTATACCGTCGCCAACAACTACATGACGGCGTTGTATTACGACGGCACCAACTATCGCCGCCTGAACACCCTAGCGGGTGGCCAGATGTATAACAGCGCAGGCAGTTTTTCCTTTCAGACCGCGACAGCGGGCACGGCGGATACCACCGTGGTTCCGACTACGGTGTTCTTCATGCGGGCGGATAATTCGGCGGGGCTTGGCGCTGGGCCGCCATCGGATGCGGCGGCCAATATGTTTTCGTCCAGTGGTTTGCTGACCCACAACTGGGTCGGCTGGAACATCTACAACAGCACAAGCAACTGGCGGTTCCGGACTGCCGGCGCGGGCGTGCTGGCGTATGCCGACCCCAGCAGTGAGAACATATCCTTCTATACCGCGCCGTCAGGTAGTGCGGGGGGAGTAGCGTCTATTGTCGCTCGCATGTCGATTGGCCCCAGCGGTGTGGGTGTGACCGGATCAGTGTCTGTGTCGTCAAACCTTACGGTGTCGGGCACCGCTACGATATCGGGCACCGCCACGATTGCGGGCACCACGACCTGCAACGGTTATTTCAATGTCCAGGGCAACGATGGCGGCGGCGGTCCAACCAGTATCTTTGCGCAATATAACATCTTTGCCAATGGCAGGATCGGCTCTGCCGCTAACATAACGTGTTGGACCGGGTTTCAGGTTGTTGACGGCGCCGGTGGGTTTCAAAATAACAGCTTCGCCTCTCCCGGCACGTATTACTACAACAACGGGATCGCATCTAATCCAAACTGGGATTGGATGCGGTGGAATTTCTATCATTTCCCCGGCGTGTCGGCGGTGATGCGCGGCTATATCGGTGGCAGCACCTATTTTGACTTTCGTAACGACTACAACCTCAGTCGTGGTGACGGATACTTCGCGGCGTGGAACGCATCCTGTGACATCCGCATCAAGAAGAACATCGCGCCGACCAAGGTCGACGCGCTCGACATCATCTACCGCATTCCAATCTCGGAGTTCGACATCCACGCGGCGGTGGCCAGCCTGTCGGAGCCGATCGACGTGGAGACAAAAACCCGTCGGGAACTCACTGAGGACAAGCACGTCGATCTTGGATGGGTGGCGCAGGCGGTGGGAGCGGTGCTGCCCATTATGGAGAAGGTTATAATGATCGCCGACACCCATGACAGTGCGTTGCCGCAAGACCTTCATACCGTCGACGGTCTGGCCGTGATCCCGTATCTCATTCGCGCAATGCAACAGATGCTTGACCGCCTAATAGCAGTGGAAGCCAAGGTGTGATGTGGTCGAGGAACCACCTAAACGCACACCGAATTGGATCACGCTCTCCGTGCTAGGCGCGGTCATGGGTGTTGGCGTGTATGTCTATACGATTGGCTCAGAAATTGGTGCGATGCGGCAACAGACCGCGAACCAGGAGTTTCGGATTAACGCGCTTGAAGAGCATGGATCAGGGCCCGTCCAAGCCAATGCGGCTAAGGTCGAAGCGCTGACCGCACGTGCGGATCGTATCCTTACTGAGTTGCTTAATATGCAACAACGTATGTCTGAAGTGATCGCGAACCAGCAGAGCAATAATGTCGTTCTGCAACGGTTGCAGCAGGATTTCAATGACCGAAATAAAGATGGAACCAAATGATGGCCGACGTTCTCGACATCTCGCATCACAACGACGTAACGGATTGGGGCGTCGTAAAAGCGTCGGGTATTGTGGGGATCATCCACAAAGCCAGTGAAGGCAGTAACTATGTCGATCCGACCTATGCGCCACGTCGTATCGAGGCCGCACGGGCGGGGTTGCTATGGGGCGCGTATCACTTCATGCGTCCGGGTGACCAGAAGCAGCACGCGGAGTGGTTCATCAAATGTGCGGATCCGAAGTTTGATGATCTGATCTGCGCTGATTACGAAGATGACTCGATGACGTTAGACGACCTCCAGGCCTTTCTTGCCGCAGTATACAAGCTGACTAAGCGACATGCGGTTATCTACAGCGGGCACTTGATTAAGGAACAGGTCGGGAACAAATCGTTACCAGGTTTAGCAGAACATCCGTTGTGGATCGCCCAGTATACATCCGCGTCGCAACCGGAATGGCCGAAGGAAACCTGGCCCGAATACTTCCTCTGGCAGTATACCGACGATGGCAACGCGCCGGGCGTGACGGGCAATGTCGATTGCAACCACTCGCCGCTGAACGAGAAGGAGCTGCGGGCAGCGTGGAACGGTAGCTCTCATCCGTCGATGCCCGCGATCCCAATGCCCGGGCCCGACGTAGAGCATGTCGTAATCGTTACGATCACCGCGCCGCCTGGCATCCATGTCAAAGTCAATCACGTAGTCGCATGAACGTCACCCAACCCATTGACCGGACCCGTGAGTTGTTCGATGCGATCACGAACCTCACGAAGATGGAAGTCCTTGTTGGCGTGCCTGACGATAAGACCGGGCGCCAGGAAGGAGCGATCACCAACGCATCGCTCGCCTATATCCACGAGTTCGGGTCACCCGCGCGCAATATCCCAGCGCGTCCGTTCATGTATCCAGGGATCCGCAAAGCGAAAAGTAAGATCGTTGCTGTTATGAAGCGTGGCGCGCAACGCGCGATCAAGAACTACGATGTCGAGGAAGCTGAGGCAATCCTCAATGTTGTCGGCTTGATCGCGCAGAAAGCCATCGTGCGTGAGATTACTGACCCCGATCCGCCATTCGCGCCGTTGCAGCCTGCGACTATTCGCGGGCGTCTGCGCAGGACCGCGGCTGGCCGTCGTAAATTGAAAGCGATCAAGGCCGGCGGTAAGCAGCTCGGAATGTCGATGTCCGACATCCTTACGTCCTACGCACAAGCGTCGTGGGATACCGGATCTGGAATGAATATCAAACCCCTCATCGATACAGGCCAACTCCGTGCGTCAATCACATATGTCGTAAGGAAACGGTAATGTATCTAATTCTGATCGTGATCCTTGTCATACTGGTGATCGGTGGATTGCCACACTGGCCTTATGCACAAGGTTACAGCTATGGCTACTACCCGTCTGGGCTCCTCGGCATCGTGCTGGTTATTTTGCTGGTGCTATTCTTGATGGGGAGACTATGACATGGCGAATATTGATGTCAGCTTCGTTCTAGACTCGGACTTCTGCGACCCTGTTGTCGTTTCACGTTGGAATGAAACCGTCGGCGATGACGGGCGTGCGATCCGGGTGCTGGAAGAAATCAACGCCTATGCTTCGATCCAGGCGTCATCTGGCGATAACCTGTTCCTGTCTCCCGACCTCGCACGCAGTGAAGGGACATACGAATGTATAACAATCTTTCCACTAGCCGTGGCAACGGATACAACGGCAGCCGACGAGGTGACGTGGAAGGGCGAGACATTCGTGGTTACTCAGATTGGGCGGTTTGGCAATTACGGTGTGGGCCATTACGAGGGGACGTTGACTCTGAAGAGCTTGACAACGAAGGTAGGCAGACCATGACCGAATTACCCGAAACCGTAACGGTTCAAGAGCAGGCGGAGGCGGCAGGCAAGCCTAAAGCGGAAGAGCTTGATGCTACTCAGTTGTTCGACGCGCATGCGAAGAAGGTGATCGATGACGCAGCTCTGTCGCCTACTAACCGAGCTATGGCGCTTTCTAAATTGTCCGAACTGGTGTACTGGTTAAGGACTAAATGACATGCAAGAGAAAGCCATCGTCTATTTCGTCGTTGCCTGGCTATCAGCTTGGGTGATTGACCTAGTGATGGTTGTCGCGCGTGGACCGGTGTTGATTGATCCAATCATCAAGTTGATCGTTGTCCTCATCTGTCTGATCATTGTCTTGGTCACGCTGGCGCGAGCTAATTGGTTGCTATGAGTGCAACGACTAACACTTCAGCAAGCGGCGGGTATATTCTCGACCGCCGCCCGTTTCCCGCGGGCGGGCGTGAGATCACCGCTGCGTTGCAACTGATGGTGTCGAACCTGACTGGCCTTCCTGGCAGGCTCGTGCGCCCACGTTGGCAACCGACGCCTCCAGTGACACCGGCCGCAGATGTGAATTGGGCGTCGATAGGCATCACGCAGGTCGAGGCTGACGACTACCCAGTGATTATTCACGACGGTGCTACGACGCTGCCAGGAGCGCCAGGGCCGGGCGTCGATAGGATGCAACGCCACGTAACGCTTACCGTCGTCACGAGCCTGTACGGTCCTGAGTGTGAGGACCTGTCTGGTATGTTGCGTGATGCGCTATACATCCCGCAGAACGTCGAGCCGCTTCGAGAGTTTGGTCTGAAACTCTACGAA